TTCTTGGTCTTCAGGGTGATTATTATATTGATCGTTAAGACAAATCCTTATCGCTGTTTTATAACCCTCGCATAGATCCCAATTACTACACCAATACTCTGCTCCTTTTTGTAAATCATCTATTGTTTCGTCCTCGTTGGCTATATCGTCAAGAAGTGTAAAAACTTCTTCTAATAGTTTGTCGTGTTTTAATTTCATAATTTTATTTATTACAATAATCTTCTAATTCTAAATTTGTTTCGACCAATTCGTTGATAAGATTACGGATCTCTTCCCATTCTCCGTCCTTTACAACTAAATCTTTTACCTCGTCCCAAAGAAGATCCTCTTTCTTTTTTAACTCCATATACTCTTTTAATTCTTGTTTGTTCATAATTTTAATTTATTTCTCTTAAATTATAAAGTTCTTGTTGTGATTTTCCATCTCTAAACCAACTCTCATCATCATATTGCATTGACCATTTATCTCCAAATTTCTCAAACATAATCTCTCTTGCTTTTTCACGATCCCCTGCTTCAATTACAGTAAAACAATTTTCGTGTTTTTGTCCAAAACCAAATGTAAAGTAAAATTTGTTCATAATTTTATTTAATTGTTAATAATCTACTCTTACTATTTTAATAAAAATATCAGGGTTATCTTCTACATCAGCACAGTGCCTACCACTATAATTTTCTCTCTGCTCCTGTTCCGCTAATTTCCTTGTATTACACTGTTCGTATATTTCCCCTGTGTCTTTGTCTATTAAGATGTATATTTTTTTCATATTTATTATTTATCCTAAATCACTAATAAAATCTTCTAATAAATCTTTTGGTTCATCATCTAAATTATCAAACCACTCCTGATCTTTATCTTCTATGAAGTTCCACTCTACATCAAAACTACACCCACAGTTCATATCATCAGCAAAATGCTTTACAATTTCAACCTTTTTACCGTCAATATCTAAGATATAGCAAATTGTTTTTTGTAGATAGGTTGTTTCTTCACTTGTTTTTTTTATTTTCATAATTATTTTATTATATACTTCTTCCGAAGCACTTTGTTAATTGATAAATCTCTTTCATTTGGCTTAAAATACCCACAGTGGATACACCTCCTCCCTCCTCGTCTTTCTGTATATAAATGACCTTTGCATTTTTTCATAATAGTTAAAAATCTAAATCCACAATATCAAAATCTTGACTTAGTGGTGTAAAATCTTTATGTTCTAATAATTCATCACTAATTGTATCTGTGGAATAGCAACTGATATTTGCTTGTTTATGTCTATGTATAAACATTTGTAATTGTTTATCATTTAATTTTGTTTCTACAAAAAATGTTCCACAATTATCATAAGGTTTATTTATATCAATTAAATTGATAAGTATTTTTCTTTTTACCATATATTTATTATTCTTAATTACTAATCTTATTTCTTGGTAAATAGAATGACTGACCAAACCATTACTATTATCCAAAAAATCGCTACCATATTACCGAACATTATAGGAATAGTCCTATTATATGTGCTGTTATTGTCCCGAAGTAAAAATTATCAATAGGGATCTGTCCCGAAAATATCCACAAGCAGAAGCAACCAAAATCTATCAATAATATAAATACAACTACTCCTATAACTATTACTCCAATTCCTTTTAGTATTTTCATAATTATTTATCTTTTAATCTAATAATTTTCTTTTATATGAGCCACTAATTCGTCTAATTCTCTACATATATCACTATTCAAGTCTAAGTTTATTATGTCTTTATACTCCTTATCCCCAAAATGTCTTTGTAAAAATGTATTTAACCACCATAAATGGTGTATTATTTGTCCGTCTTTGTTCATAATACTTTTATTCCATAATTTACATTTTTATAATTCTGCAAATTATATTTATTAACTAATAATTGTGTTGCTGTTATTCCTAAACAAAAGATCTTCTTTCCTTTATTTTCAAACCTTTTTTCAAAGTTCCATAAACTATCCCGAATATAAGTATCGCAATTTTTAACTGCCTTTTTATATTCCTTTTCTAAAAACATCAGCACTTCTTTCCACTCATCTTTTGACATTGATATTGTCCCCCGCATAACATAGGTATCAACATCATAGATATTACTGTTATTTTTATTTGTTAGTTTCATATTATTGTTAGTCAATTAAATAATCTGATAAATCTTCTTTGTTCCACTCTTTTGGTAGATATTCCCTTATATCTTCAATATCATAAAAACCACCGCAAGTATGCACAACTTCTCCGTCTTTATCGTATAGAATAAAATTATACATCTCTCCGTTTATCCATTTGTTGTAGTCTTCTAATTCTTCCTTTATAACCTGTTCAAAATCTTTCTTTTTAACTCCCAATTCTTTTTGTGTTTCTGCTGTTATAATGTAAAAGCCGTTGTTAGAATAATCAAAACCGTTCGAAGTTCCTAAACTGTAACTAATATTTCCGTGTTCATATTTACTAATCGGATATATTGCTATAACTTTTTCTTCGCTGTTATTCCATTCAAAATCATCTTTAATCATTTTAATATGTTCTGCTTGGCTCGTTGCTTCTTCCCCTGTATCTTTTATAAATTGCTCCAACTCTTCGTGCTTATCAGGGCTATTATAATTACTATCACAAGTTATAAAATATCCCAAATTACTCCACTCTCTCGGACTTTGTGCATCATCATCATATTCTATTTTTAGTCGTGGCTCTTTTGTTGTTGTTGTATATGTTTTCATATTATTCTTGAAAATTAAGTGCTAATTTCATTTTTTCAAACTCTTTCCCTTTATCTTCATTATCTCTATATTTTTTAATAACTTCATAAACTTTGTTAAAAGTTTCTTTATCAATTCCTATCTCGTCAAAGTGATTACAAAAGGTATCAAATGAAGTTATTTTGTGCTCCTTAAAATAGTGAAAAATATCTTGACCACTCCCAAAACCTAAGTATAAAGTTTCTCCATTCTCCTCTCTCTCTGCTTGGCTATCGTGTCTTTCTAACCAACCATTTTCCATATCGTCTTTGAACTTATCAAAATCAAAATAATTAGAGATGTTGTTAAACTCTTCTTGTGTTAGTCCCAACATATCTTGTGGCTCTTGTTCTCTTTCATATTCTCTTAACTCGTTCTCTGTTTGAGGTCGTAGTCCCATAAACGACCAACCACGAACATTATCTTTTAATTCAAGATAATACTCTTCCCCATATTTTCCGCTCTCTTTACCAATAAAAACTAAGTCTTTATTGTCTGTTGTTTTTTTAGTTATTTGCATAATATTATTAAATATCGTTAATTACTTCTAATAATTCCCCTGCTTTCTTTACCACTTCCATTTGAGCCGTGTCGTCATATTCTTTAACAAACTTTTCAAGCATTTTTACAAATGGTATCAAAAATTCTTCGCTATATACATCTGTTTTTAATATCTCTTCTATTCCTATTATTTTTAGTATTTTATTCATAATATTGTTATTACTTAATTTATAATTATATCCCAAACATATACATATAATCTTGTAGCAGGTTGCCGGCTTCGTCTTGTGGTATTCCGATATCTTCCATTACTGCAAGGGCTTGCTCTTCAAAGTCTTTGTCTAAAACTTCGTTGTCGTCTTCTAATTCTATTGTGTTGTTGTAGTCGTCCATATATTTGTTTAGTTATAACTGTTCTAACTCTTATGATAAGTATAGCAAATGTGTCGGTGTTGTCAAGCATATATTATCAATATGTGGATAACTATTTATAGTTATAAGGTGTCGTGCCTGTTAAATGTAGGTGTAATGTGTAGGGTTATATGGTGTCGCTTGTTAGGGGGGCAGTTTTAGGGCTTGATATATAAGGCAGGGCTTGACGGTTGGGGGGGGTAGGTTGGGGGCTAATGGGGTTGGGGGTATGCTGGGCGGTATAGTGGGGTGGGGGGAAATGATACTCAAACTATCACAATTCAAATCAACCACAACTCAGACCACCACCGCCACCACCACCACTCAGACTACCACTTATTTTTTTTTGGCTCGTCTATATCGTGGGGGCTTGATAATGTATAACATTATAAATTATGCAGGGTGGACGGCTTAGGGGGGCAACCCCTTTACCCCACCCCCACCCCTTTGGTATTTAAAAAAAGGGGTCCCACCTTTCCCCTAAGTAAACAAAAGAGATCTACAATTAACTAACAATCCAATCCTTACAAAAAGATAGGGGAGAAAAAAGATTTTTTTTATTTTTTTATTTTTTTTTATTTTTGCTATTATTAACAAACCAACTTGACACTATTTAGTGATTTCTGTTAAGTTGGTTTACAATATGGCTTTACTAAAGGTTATTATCTCTATAACAAACATAACGACATAACTATTTCCCCCCCAGAGTATATAGATATATATACTATGTAATCTTGTGAAGTGAAATGTACAGCCTAGCTCCGACCAATTCTTATGTTGTCTTGTTGCTTTCTTGGTAGGTAAAAATAGAAATGAACAACCTACTAAATACACCCTGTCACGTGGTTAAAACAAAGGATATTTTAATTAAGGTAGTTTCAGTTAAGTTCTTCTTGACAAACAAACCACCTTAATATACAATGGAGGTATTACTAGATTAACCACTATTTTAACAATTCTATGAATTATAATGATGACTATTTTCACGGTTGTGGAGAAGAAAAGTGCCTTTATCCAAGGTGTAAGAAGATTATAAAGAACGGAGCGAGAGGGCTCTGTAATAATCACTATTCTGGGTGGAGTAGAAGAGTGAAAGAGGGTCAAACTACTTGGGAGAAGTTGGAAGAGAAAGGTCTGTGTAAAAAGAAGTTAACTAGAAAGGAACGGAATGAAAGACAACCAATGAAGCACAAGACTTATAAGAGGAGATCTAATGATGGTTATAGGACTGATATTGATCTTGGTTTTTAATAATTAATTAAATATAATATGACTTATAAATTAAAAATGGGGAAGAGTGAAGAAGACTACCAAAAGAGACTCCAGAAGAGGATTACCAGAATAGATAATGCTCCTATATGTCCTGAACCAGGATGTGCGAGTATCGTTGCTTGTAGAGGGTTTTGTAATAAGCATTATAGTAAACATAAAAGAAAAGTTGAGTGGGGATCAGAGACTTGGGAAGGTTTAAAAGAATTGCTTAGCCCCTAAAGTTTGACAAATTAAATAACTCGTATATTATAAAGAGATGGTATTTGTAAAAAAGAAACAATGTACCCCGAAACAAATGGCTTACGCTCGGCAGTTGTTCGGGGCTCAGGGAAGGAATAAGAAGCAGATTGCTTTGGATGTTGGATACTCACCAACAACTGCTAATAGTGTTTCTAGTCATATTGAAAATAAACCTGGTTTTAATAATGCGATGGCAGCTTTAGCGATTGATTCTAATAACTTGGCACTGGCGGCTATGCACGAATTCAAGGCGAGGGGGTTCGAGGACTTCTCTAATAAGGAATTAACAGGGGCTCTTAATGCGATTGGAAGTGCGTGGAGTAAATTTAATGTAGTTCCGAAAGAAGATCCAGGGAATAGGAATAATACTAATAAGTTGCGGACTGTAATTTTACAGAAGATAGAACAGCAAACGATAACTACCCCAGCGGAAACAACGAAGGTTATAGATGTAGAAAAGGAAACAGACTTCTGACTCTACCCCTCATCATAAAAGATGGGGTATTTTTCATACCCCTGACCATTCTGGTTGGGGGTAGAGTGGGAATAAATAAATATATGAAATTAAAACTCCACGATTTTTATAAAAAATTCGATGCTACGCCTAATGTACAACGGTTTCAGGTTTTTAATCCGACCTCGAAACCCATGAGCCTGTTTGTTATATTCCAGCAGTTGACTGTGGTACGGGCACAGAAGAAGTACTTCGAAGAGCGTGAAGCTCATTTATTATCAATAGCGGGGGAGGAGTTTGAAAAATTAGGGAAATAAATGTCAGGAAAACCTAAAAAAGCTTATACAGATTATAAAAATCACAACAATAAAATAGTTGAGTTGTTGACTGATAACCCGGAATTAATTAAGGACCAGACTTGGAGGTTGGCGAATTTGTACTGGATAATTACGAAGGACGGAGATAAACAGGTTTTTACAATGAATAAGGCTCAACGGCACTTTTATAATAATTATTTGAATAAAAAGAAACCGTACCATAGGCATGTGATACTGAAGAGTAGGCAGTTGGGTTTCACGACCTTCATAGATTTGTATATTCTGGACTCTATTCTATTCCAGACGAACAAGGAGGGGATTGTGATTGCTCATAAGGTGGAGGATGCTACGACTATTTTCGATAAGAAGATTGAGTTCGCTATTCGTAATATGGCGGAGGATGTGAAAGGAGCTTTTTTCAAAATTAACCAGAAGTCCTCGAGGAAGATCCAGGTGGTGATAGACTATGGACCGGAGCAGGGTTCCACTTCTTCTATTGCAGTGTCTGTTTCAGGTAGGTCGGGGACTTACCACCTAGTTCATATTTCAGAGTTTGCGAAAATGTGTGCCACCTACCCGAAAAGAGCGGAGGAGGTAGAGCGAGGGACATTCCCGACTGTGCCTTTCGATGGATTTATATTTATAGAAAGTACAGCGGAGGGGATGGCGGGGAGGTTCTTTGAAATGTTCCAGGAAAACTGGTTGGACAGAGAGACTATCACTCCGCAACTTTCACAGGTGCAGTTCTTACCGCACTTCTACAACTGGCAGTACGATGAAATGGAAATGAAGAAAATCTACGAGCCGGTTCCAGTTGAAAAGATGGATATTTGTGAGATTGATTGGGGGTCTTATCAGATAGAACACGACCTGACTGATATTGAAATAACATACTACTATATGAAGTGGTTGCAGTTCGGGGGGAAGAATAGTCCTGATGCTATAAAATCTCTGATGCAGGAGTACCCCACTACCCACGAGGAAGCGTTCTTGTCTACAGGTCAGACGTACTTCTCAACAGCGAAGGTGGCGAAATTGCTAGCGGTGGTTGAAAAAGGACAGAAAGGGGAACTGGGGTACAGGGAGAAGGAGGTAATTTTTAATTCGGTCTCTTCTGGGTCGCTGGAGATATTCAAGATGCCGGAAAAAGGGACGAGGTATATTATAGGTGGGGATACAGCGGAGGGGTTGGCTCATGGGGATGCTCAAGTATTGTATGTAATAAATCACAAGACGGAGGAGTGTGATGCGATCTATAAATCGCAGGTAGCTCCTGATGAACTAGCAACGGAAGCTTACAAACTGGGGAAGTTCTACAACTGGGCTCTGGTGGGAATCGAGGTAAATAAAGATGGGCTGTGGGTAAATGATGCACTGGAAAAGATGGGATATATAAATTTGTACTATAGAAAATCGTTCGATGATATAACACAGAAGATAACAAAGTTCTTCGGGTGGAAGACCACCTCCGCTACACGACCGTTTGCGTTGGCGGCTTTGAAAGCTGTGTTCTTCCGAAAGGATTCAGGGTTTCCGGCACAGATACTGAATGAGATGCTTACGTTTATTCGAAATGCTAAAGGGAAACCGGAAGCGATGGATAAAAAGTTCGATGATGTAATCATGGCTGCGAGTATTGGGTATGCGATTCTTGGAGAGCAGGAAGCTTTTGTGGACGGAGCTGGTTCGGAAGAAGGATTTTCTGTCAGCAAAGCTATGTTCGGAGAGCAGACTGGACAAATGGTTCACTAATCCACAAAAAAACTTGCATTTTAAAACAAGAAGGAACATAATTAGTTCTATAAACTTAATTTTCTAACAAAAATGTCTAAAACTACATTAAAAGGTGACAAAAAAACAATAAACTTCATCGAAGACAAGAAAAAAGAGATGAAGAAGAGTCAGTACAGAGAAAAGTTCGATGCTTTGGCTGCGGAAATTAATCAGAACCTAATGGCTACAGCTGTAAGCTACGGGAATAAGTTGTACGAGAAGAGTGGGTGGGGTTCAATGGTATTTTATAACCAAATGGCTAGCGGAGCCTACGATATAAATGTATATCCTCAGAAGATAACTGATAGGGACCAAAATAACTCTGGGGTTCCAGTTTCTCAGGAACCAATTGCTTTTTCGAAGATAATGATCGCAACCTCAGTTCTTGCAGGGAAACTTCCTGACGGGAAAGTGATAGCTGATGATAAAGTCTACGGGAAAGCTATGTATGAATTATGGAAAAGGAACTGGTCTATGACTGGAGGTAATGGTTCGAACACTTTGATGTTAACTTACCAGAATTTATTTACATACGGCTGGGCGGCTTGGAGAGTTTACCCACGGAGAGTTCAGGTTAAAAGAAATGGAGTTGATAAGATATTATTTGATGATATTTATAGAGAGCCATTGGAATGTACGAGGACCTGGTTGGGGGTTGGATTCAATAACGGAGATGTCTGGTCACAGACTGAGGTCTATTATGAAAAAGATATGCCGAAGGAAGAGTTTTTTGAGATGTACCCAGATGCGACAACAAGAGCTAATAAAAAGAAGCTAGAATATTGTTCTGTTTCAGAAGAGTCTAAAGATGAAAATAATGAGAAAGTTCATACCAGTGTAACCATTGGTTACTACGAGAATGTACTAATGAATAGGTATGTTGTGACTTGTGGAAAAATGAAAATCTACGATGGAGAACTTCCTAACGATGGTTCTCACGGGTCCGTTGTAGTGGCACGATGTTTCATGAAGAACATGAACGACCCTCACGGAGTTGGACTTTACGAAATGATGAGAGGTAATACTGCTATTTTTACATATATAAATTCACTTAACGCACAGCAAGTTGAAGCAGAGATATTCCCATTACTATTTGGAGCTCAAGTTCAGAATGGTTCTGCTACATATAAAAGAGGACCTAACATCGTTAACCCTAAAAATCCTGGTTCAGATATAGATGTTGTGAAAACTTCCGGAAATGTTCAGCAAGGTGTTTTGTTTGGTGACAAACAAAAAGAAGCTATTGAAGAGAATACAGGAGTAAATAATATTGTAGCTGGAACACAGTCAGAAACTACACTTGGTTCTACAGTGATTCTAAAAGAAGCAGCATACAATAGATTAACTCCACCTAAGAATTCAATGGTTACAGGATTGGAAGCAGATGCTCATATTGCGAATACTTGGATGACACAAATTTATCCAGTTGATAAAATCTTTATGATTGATTCTGATGATCAACTTGCAGAGTTCCAAAAACAAAATCCAGATTACTTTGTTGAATCGCAAGAAGTTCTGAATGATGCTGGAATTCCAGTTGGAATGGTAGCTGCTGCTTCTAAGAATTTACGATTGAACTTCGATTTCACATCAGAGGGAAATGTTATGGAGAATGTAGATACTCGTCAGATTTCTTCGAAAGGATTATTTGATGAAATGAAAAATACTGGTCACATGAGTGACTATATAGAATTTATTATTGATCCAGACTCAATGCTCCTACCATCTCTTGAAATTCAGAAGCAAACTTACATGGCTTTGTTCCCAGTAATTACAAATCAAATTACACTTATTTTTTCAATGAGAAATCAGGACCCAGAAGGTGCAGCATCTCAATTGATGGCATTGGAGAAACTTCTTGATATTCAGAACGGAGATATTTATGACTATATTACTAAAGCTGATTACGATGCGATTATGGCGAAGCAACCTTCCGAGATGCAAAAACAAATGCAACAAGAGCAAATGGAACAGGATGCAAAAAATACAGCGATGCAAGATAGGGCAGGTGGTGGAAAAGGAGGTGGAACTACTCCAATGGGACAACAGATGTCTAAAGATGGGGCAGATCCAACACAACCACAAAACCCTAACGAAGTTCCACGACCACAATCACCTATGGGATCAGCTGTTGATGCTTCTGTTGGAAGAGCAGGAGCTCAAGGAGGATTTTTTCCAGGATAAAATATTATGGGATTAAGAGATATATACAGTTCAATAGGAGGAGGAGTTGATAAGGTGAAAGGTTCTCTTTCAAGTTTATTTAGTGATAAAATTTCATATAATAGAGATGAGTATTTGAAATCTCAACCTAAACCAAAAGTTGATTATGAGAAGAAAATAACATCAGTACTTAGACAATTAGAATCTAGCGGTGGGACTGATCCAAATACACCAAGAAATCAACAACGATCATATACTACAGTTCCAGCTAATATGAATGAACAAGCTAGGACAGTTCCGTATGATGTTGGATATGGTGGAGAGTATGGATTAACTCCAGTAGCTCTTGCTACCCTTGCAGGTTCTACAATTAATCAAGAAGCAGATCCATCAACATATACGAAATATGGTAAACCATTAAATCCTGGGATGAGTTCAGAAAATATACAGGAAGAATTAAATACACCAGAAGGAGCGGGGAGATTAGCTTATCAATTTTTTATGTCAAAGAGAATGAATAAAGAAGACTATACACCTCAATCTTTAGCAGATGATTATATAGATTTTTATGTAGGAAAAGGTGGTCCCAGTGATACTCCAGAAAATCGTCAAAGAGCATTAGAGTTTTTTATTAATATAATAGAACAATAATATGGAAAATGAACAAAATTTAAAACAGAAGAAGATAGCTCTTGCTACAAGTGAGCACGCTCCAGTTATTATAGAGCTTATGAAAGATTGTATAACTACAGTTCCAATAATTGCTGATACTGAATGGGAAACAATTGTAAATGCAGTTACATTAGAAGTTCAAAGTACAATGCTTCGAGCAATGGTTGATCATCTTGAAGCGATTAGAAAAGGTTCACTTCATGAAGAAAAATAGTATGAAAAAAGGAAGAGAAATAAAAAAGAAAAATTTTACAGTTCAGATAGGTTACTCACCCAAGGCTATTAAAGATAAGTTAATGAAATTTATTACCAAGAATGGCGATGAGTTTGAAATCAGTTCGGAAGAGATGTCTGCGATGCTTATAGGTGGAGTAAATTCGAATACATTAGAAGCAACGTTTGTAGAGTCCGATAGAATTAGTGTTGTCGAGGTCGGTAGACAACTGGAATGTGTTCTTGATAAGGATATGAAAAAGGGTGAAAAGATAAATATTAATTATAAACATCCGTATCCACTCGAATTTGCACTGATAGAAGAAGCTTATCAGATTGCAAAGGTAGACATGAAAGTACCGAAAGTAGTTTTAACAAAAAAATATATAGATGAGGTCAGATCAAAATTAAAACCTGAGATGACTGACTATATAAGTAAGTTTTACAAATCTTTTAAAAATTTAAAATTAAAATAAAAATATGACATCAGATAATGAAAATGTAGAAGGAACAGTTCCTGTAGAACCAGTTCCTGTAGAACCAGTTCCTGTAGAACCAGTTCCTGTAGAACCAGTTCCTGTAGAACCAGTTCCTGTAGAACCAGTTCCAGCAGAAGAAATTCCAAAGGAAAGTGTTCCTTCATTTCTATAATTTATAAAATTAAAACCTTTATCGGTAGGATAACCGAAATAATATGACAGAAAAAAAAATAGTAGAAAATAAAGTAGTTGTACCGGTTACACCAAAACCAACAGTTGCACCAAAACCAACAGTTAAACCTAAACCAACAGTTGCACCTAAACCAGCAACTACTCCAGAACCAATAAACACACTAGAACCGATAGTTGCACCAGTAGATAAACCGGAAGTAGTTCCAGAAATAAAAGTAGCTTTAATGAATACCTCTGGGAAAGAAGTTAAAAAAGAAGACTATTTCTTTGAGGGAGTTATACTTCCAAGTTTTGAGAAAACCTGTGGAAGAGCTGTAGATAGAGAGGATTTATTGGAAGTTTTTAACAAAGTATTCAAACCAGAAGATAATATTTTGTTTTATAGACAATTAGATAAGGAAGTTTATCTAGTAATTGTTCCAATTAAGTATTCAACATCAATTGGTGAAAATAACAATTCAATTAAAGGAGATTTCCAGAAACACGCTATCTCATTCTTGAATGAAGGCTCAGTTAATTTGGAAGCATTAAGAGGTAAACTAGAAAAAATTCAAGTTTTTGTGAAATACACAGATAGATAGTTGCTTTTATTTTTTATTCAATATACAATTTAATTAACCATCGGTCCCTTTCACGATACGAAAGGATAATAATATGGAAGAAGTTAAAAAAGAAGAAGTTGTAGAAGAAGTGGTAACACCGAAAGTAGAAGATGAATCAGAACTCGATAAAGTTCTTGAAGATTCAATAAATTCGGTAAAAGCTGGAAATGAACTAACTCCTGCAAAGGAGGAAGTCAAGGTTGAAGAGAAGACGGAGGTAACTCCTGAAGCTCCTGTACCAGAGGACCCCAGCACTCCTCCAGTTGTCGAACCAGAAAAGAAAAAAGAAGGCGAATACGATTATCGTATACCAAATAAAGGTAAGTTTGAATCAGACGAATCTTTCGAGAAACGCACAGAACTTATGGATTTGGTGAACAAACGTAAACTCGCTAAAACTGATGAACAAAAAGCTGAGATAACTAAAAATATTCAGACTACTAAGGGTCAATTAAAAAACCTTAATGGTACTGATAAATTTATCAACCCACTCAATGAAAAGAGTGAGGTAGATCCCGAAAAGAAGCTAGAAGAAGATCCAGCTTTGAAAGCTGATAAGGAACGGTTTAAAGAACTAGGTGGTGCGACTAAGGAGGATATTGAAGAGATAGTCCAGAAACGACAACTAGCTAGTGAAGTTAAATCAACCCTTAATACTTTCGTTGATAGGCATGTTGAACTTAAAGATGAAGACGCCCGTGAAGTATTTTTCGATTTCGTTGATTCCAACTACAATTGGCAAAACAAGAGTGGGAAAGAATTAATGACAGTCTTAGAACTTGCTCGTGAAAGCATGTTCAAGCCTTCAGAAACTATTACCGAAAGAGTATTAAAAGGTGCAGATGTTCAGAATAAAGTTAATGCTATGCAGTTCCCAGGTGGGACAGTAGCGGAGACTACGTATTCACCAGAAATGCAGAAATCTATTGATGAGATGAAAGCAACTGGTCTTTCAGAAGAAAAAGCTATCGAACTTCTTACTGACGATGATTAAGGAACTACCTTAATCCAAATATTTTTTATGACAGCAATAAAACAGGCTACTATAAAGAATACACGCCAACTTAGAGAAACTGACAAAGCAACAGGAACAGTTACAGTGTTAGGAGAGATCCTAGCTCAAACAGCTGGTCTTGCTGTAGCAGCCGACAACGGAACCGTTGTGGCTGATTTGTTAGGT